CGAATTGCCCAGCGAATTGTAATCCGCCTGAACGGCAGCGGTCATCGTTTGCGCCCCGGTCGTGATCTTGTCTTTTGCCATCATGAAGGCTGCGACCATCACCCCAGCGGCCAGGCTAAACCCAAGTGTCGCGATGCCCATTGCTGCGGTCATGCCAATAGCAGCGCCCTTGACCACGCCCTGCGCACCCACGGCAGCAGGCCCGATGCCCGTGACAGCCGTAGCGACACCTGATGCAGCGGTTCTTGTCCAGCCAAGCGCCTGCGAAAGCTCTGGCAACGCCTGTGTTGCGAGTTCGGCAACGACTCCCGCGCCCTTCTGCATTTCCTGGAAAGAGTTGAAGATGCCGGCGGCAAATTCCTGAAATTTGATGAGGCCGATAGCGACGCCAACGGAGGTCAGCAGTCCCGCAAGCGCTGCTACCAGTGGATTGCCGGATTGTAGCCCGGAAACGAAACCAGCTATCCAGCTTACCAGCGTCCCAAGCACGGCGGAAACCGTGCCTATAGCACCAGCAAGGAAGCCGGATTGTATCGCCCAATTCCCAACGGCCAGCACGATGCTCCCAACGCTCTGAACCAGGGACACAAGCGGGGGTAGCAAGTTTTGCTCGACGGTCTTTGCCAGCGATTGCATGTAGGGGATCGCCTTGTTCGCAAACCAATCGCTAAACTGGAGGAAGGCCGGGATCGCCGTCTTTATCACCCAATCACCGAGGCGGTTTAAGATCGGCATGCCCTTATCATTCAGGAAGTTGATAAATTGTGAGACGTAGGGGAGTAACGCCGTGCCGATCTTGATACCGAAGGCTTCCAGGGACGCTTTCGCCTTGTCCACAATCACGTTGAGGTTTGATTGCGCTAAGGCCCAACCGTTCACATCGACTGCGCTCGACTTCATACCGGCGCTTATATTCGCAACGCCCGCTCTCCACTTGTCCATGTTCTGCGTCAAGGCGTCGATGGTCTTGGCGGTTCTGGTGCCACCGCCGATCATGTCAGCCATCGCCCGGTTAAAGGGCACGCTTCCCTCTGGCCCGACTTTCAGCGCGGCATCAATGAGCATCTGGATTGCGCCAGGCAGCGACGTTTTCATTTCATTGGCGACGTCAACGGAATTCACGCCATATTGCAGCATGGCAGCAGCCGCTTTTTTCGTCGGGTTTTCGATGTTGACGAAGACCGCCTGTAAGCCCGTTGCAGCTTGAGCAGCTTTCATGCCAGCGTTCGTTTCCACCGCCATTGCCGCTGCAATATCCTGAAAGTGGATGCCCATCTGCTTAGCTATCGGGAGGATTGGCCCCATATAGGCGGTGAGTTCTTCCAGGGTGATCTTGCCACCAGACACCGCCACGATTAACCCGTTCATGTACTGCGCAGCGGTGAAGGTCGAGATGCCCCAGTTGGTTTGAAGCGTGGTGAGAGCTTTGGTGACATCGGAGAGGTTCGCTTGCTCAATCTGCGCACCTTGCGCAGCCACCTTCAAGGTATCGAGGGATTGCGCACCCCGCTGGTTTGCTGACAAGATCAAATACATCGCCGGCAGCAGCTTGTCAGTCAATACCCCCGTAGAGGTTGAGACGCCAAGTATCCCCTGACCCAACTTCGTCATGTTATCAGTCGCATCACCTGCACCGGTGACCAGCCGGTTCATGCCTTGCTGGAAGTTAGCGGCTGCCTCTATAGATTTGACACCCACGAACGCCAGTGCCGCGCCCGCAACCACCGCCGTGCCGGTGGCCAGCATCGCCAGTTTCGCGCCCAGGTTATCAGTAGACGCACCCACAAGCTCAAGTTTGCGCGTGCTCTCTTCAGCGCCGGTGATAGTGACGAGTCCTACCAGTTGTGAGACGGTTATCATGGGCTACTTCCTAATGTGCGTCTAGAATTTCACGCGCCTCGCTCTCCGCCTTGTTCTTGACGTGCGCTTTTTGTTGCCACCACACACTTTGCTTCATGACTTCCCACGGAGGCGCGTGCAGGATGTCAGCCGCCACGAACAGCCCGTACCAGTCCGGCGGTTCATACCGATCCGATTTGCCTTTGAGCGCCAGATAGCGCCTCAGATTCAGGAGTTCTAGTTGTTCATCTGAGGCGCTATCGATTCCGGGCGGAAATCCCCCATCACCATGTCAAGTGCTATGTTGCGGATCACAATAGGCACACTTGACAGCCGTTTCTCTGTCAATGGCACCGGCGTTACACCATCATCCTCCATCAAATCCCAGGATTTAATGAGCGTCAGCAGCACTTCGTTGAAGCCCCTGAAGTTCTCGGTAATGGTGTCCTCGCCCATCTTGCCAAATGCGATTAGTTGGGCGTACAAGTCCTCGGTGACCATGTTCGGGTCGTACTCGATGGTCAGTGACCCCTCCTCAAACTTGCGTGTGACCTTTGCGCGTGATTTGGCGATGTTTCCAATGGTAACTGGCATAGAAACTCCTTACAGTGCTATCATGATTGCTATGCAAACGCTCATCACTATTTCATGGATCTTCCTCGGTATAGCGGTCGTTGTTTTCCTCGCAGTCGCGGGTTATGCGATCTGCTGGGTTATCAAAAACTGGCCCAAACCTCCATTGTCATAAAGCCGTAAGTAATGTGGTAATCAAGAACTTCTGCGCAGCGCCCCAGGTCGCATCCTCCACAATCGCAAATTCCCATTCCTCAGCAAACACGCCGTTGCTATCCGAGAACGGGTTGGGCTTCGTCACTTTCACCGCCATATCATGCTGAAAGATGTTGTACGCTTGCGCGACCGATGAAACGGTTGGCGTGCCACCTGTGAGGGCGACGTTTGTCACACCGACTGGCGACATATCGGAGGCCAGCGCACCGGAGAAGGTGAAGATGTACGGCCCGCCCGCACTGCCGGTCACCGTACAGTTGGTGCTGACCGTAGAGAGCAACTGAAATGCGGTGTTGACTGTCGCGCTCGTGAGTCCTACGCTATAGGTGATCAGCGCAGTAGTCTGGTTCTTGTATGAGAGCGTAAACGTGCCGCCGGTCGCGCCGCCGCCGATCGTCACGGTCTGCAAATTATCGATGATTGATCCCTGGCCTTGCACACGCAAGAAGTTCGTGGTGCCTGCTTGCAGGTAGGACAAGGGCGTCATGCCCGTTGCATCAGCCTCCAGCAAGAGTTTAATGGAGCAGGTCGGGTTGAGATCGACGTGTGTAGCCCAACCAAGATTGGCACGGTTGAACGGAAAGAACATGCCGTACAGATTGCCAAAGAGGTAGTCGTGATTGAGCACTTTCAAGAGTTGCGTGGTACCGAGCGCCGCGCTCGTCGGGTCAAGGAAGTAGTTGAAGTGCTTGCCTGCCGTTGGTGCCAGCGCAACCGTCGTGGGGCTTGCCGTCATCGTGATACCCCGCTGGAGTGCTTGCGCCAGTACCTTGCCGCTTACCGTGTAGCCCGTTTTCCGATCCCCCTTGTAGCCAAGTTCTGAGATTAGGCCATAATTGACTTTGTGATTGTAAATGGCGTTGCCGAAGGCGTTGTTTTCGCCCTGTTCAATCGTGAGGGTTTGCGGCTGCACCGAGCCGGTCAGGGGTGGCACGAATAACCAATCTTTTGCGGTGGCTGACGCGCCGTGCGCACTGATGGTGGCTGCACCACACGTACCGGCAAGCGCGTAGACGATGCCGTTATAGTCAAGTATGCCGGTCAGCGTACCCTCGACCCACTCACTATTTTCGATCACGATGGTGGGGTATTTGCGGCCTGTCGCCTCGAATTGGGCGACATCGGCCATTGGCGCAAAGACGATGGCGAAGCATTGTATCTGCTTGGTTGCTGCTACATTGACACCGGGCGTTGCCTCAAGCCCGAATTGCAGAGTTTGGTTGATGGAGCTGCGCTCCGGCGTCCACGGCATGATTTATACTCCTATCATCCCCTGCCGGACTACCGAAACGCGCTGGGGGAATCACTTCCGCGCCCAGTAGCCCGGCACGAGATACACAAGTCAACTTCCTTGTAGTTCTATGACATACAGCCCGCCCAGGTGTGACCAGGGTTGACCATTGACAATTTCACCATAGGCCACGGTCTGCTCTCTGTAACAGTCCAGCACACCGCCGCTGCCTGCAAGCCCCACACTGCGCACACTCCTAAAGAGCGCATCGATGCGATCAGCCCCGGTCACAAGCGCCGCGTAGTTGCCGCCCGACCCGCTTGGGCCAAGCATCTTGATTTGCAGCAGGAGCCGCACGAAGAGCCGTACCGCGTTCACCGTGAGCACATCCGTTCCTGCCTGCTGTGCCACCAGCGCGAAAGGCGGAATGGTGTCGATTGGCGCAAACTCCCGAAACACGCCACCCGTGGCCGCTGCCATAAGCGCAGAGTCAGCCTGCATAGTGGTGCTCACCCAGGTATAGGCTTGCGCTATCTCACTCATAGCGTCCTACACTTTTCGATAATTTCGTGCGCATACATCAGCCACAAATCCCCGATAGCGCGCTCTTCTGTAATGCCGATACCTTCTCTCCAATTGCCCACAAGCCGAGCTACCCAAAAATGCGTAGGCGGTGGCGTCTTCCGCCGCTTCTCCGCTGCTGTCAACTCATGAGGCGCATAGGCGCGTTGCTCAGTGACGATCACCTGCTCGCGCTCAGCCACCTTTTTTGCGTGCGCAGCATTTTTCTCTTCTTCCCACTTCTTTGCTTCCTCTGCACTCTCGAAGATGGGTAGATCGCAATGAATGTGTGTCCAGGTCATATCCGCGCCTTGATCCTGGCTTCCATCGTCGCCATATACACATCAAACTGTGCGCTTCCCTGTTCCATGCCAGGCTCAAAGAATGGGCGAGGCGGGAGATAGCGCGTGCCGTAATTCTGGAAGATGGCATATGGCGCCGCTACGCCAAAGGTGCCTTGTTGATCGTTTTCCGGTTTCACTTCAGGCAAGCGGTACGAGTCACCCGGCGGTGTGCCACCTCCATACGTGCTTTCATTCACGGTAGAGGCGTAGGTGCTATCGTACATAAAGCCGGTGTCTACCTGGCCGTTCGCCTGGATTTGCGCCTTGATCGCATCTGCGATGAAAAAGGCTTCATCTCGCACGACTTCAGCGGCAGCAGGCTTGAGCGCAGCCGCTATTTTGGCCCAGTTATTGAAATTGAGAAGTCCCATCGCTTCACCTCACGGTCCCGGTTGGCTGCCACTCTTGCAGGTACAACACAATGTCACGATTGCCCTCGTCATAATTGCTGGCTTCCGTGATGCGGTAGATATGGCCGCCATAGACCATGCGCATAACGCCCGCCCGGATGTTGACGCCTTTGCGCCAGCGCATGTAGGCCCGACTGCCGGTTCCCTCAAAGTCTTGTCCGGCCATCGCCTTTTCGTAGGGACTCCACGTTTTGAACGTCACCGGTACATTGGAGAGGCCCGGGACATCGGTCCAGGTACCACCGTCCGTAAAGCCTGGCCCGGTTGTAGCTCCGGTCAACTGCTGAATACGGACAACGGCGTGGCGGCCCGATGCGGTGCTATTGACAATCCTTCTACTTGCGATCCCAGGCATTACAGTGACCACACCTTTCTACCCATGAAGATCAGTCGCAGCTCGTCCGATTTATCTTCACCGAGCCGATTTTCATACTTCCAGGCGATATATTGCAGCAGCGCCAGCTTCAGTTCAGGCGGGAGCGTCGTATACCCCGCTGTGTAGGTAAGTCGGTACTGATAGGCTGGGGGCGGATATTGCAGGTAGACCACACCCGGTATAGGCAGCGTATCCACCACATAATTTGGTGTGCTCCCGACCAGTGCGGGCCATGTCTGCCACGCGGCAAATGCTGTGATCCTGTATTCGAACAGCGACACAGCCACGAGTGGCGGCATGGGCAACGGCAAGATGAACGGCGCAGGGCTATACGGGTTGGCTCCCAAACTCTCGTTGTAGTTGTAGAAATCCTGATCGTACAGCAGCTTTGCGCCAGCAAGGTTGTTCCCTGAGATTTGAGGCATGGTCCACATCGCTTGAATGGTTTGGGGCGCAAACGCTTTGCCCGTCATGCGCTCCGCGTCTGCTCTGCACTGCGAGATGAGTGAAGAGAGTACTAAGTCATCGTCGGTGAAATCCACACGCAGGTAGGAGCCGGTCGTGGTGGATCGCAACTCCAACAACGATAGAGGCTCCACTGTTACCGGGACGGTGACTTGCCAATCCAGTTTCAAGCTATCGGTCATGCCTCAACCTCGATCCAGCCTTGCAAAAAGCGTGTGTATGCTTTTTACACTGCCTACCTCATATGAGCCACCTAGAACTAGGCAGCCGGGAAGATGTTTGGCGCAGCCAGGATACCGTCAACGGCGTAGACCGCGCCGGTGGTCGTGCCGCCCTCAGTTGAAATCACACGTACCCAGCGCTGCCGACCGATGTAGTCAATGCGCTGCACGACGGTGGAGGCCGCGTTGAACGGTAGGAACGTGGTAGCTGTGCCGTATACCCCGACTTCAGGGCTTGGCATGAGGTCAGCCGCCGCCACAGTCGTATAGGTGCCAGGCGCGCCAGAGCCGTTATCCGGCGCCTCCTGGATGGTGAAGGCGTGCGTGCCGTCCGTCCAGAGCCCAGGCAGGAATACCAGGGTTAGCGCCGCGTAGCCGCCATTGCGGAAGCGATCAATGTTGCCGCCATTGGTGCTGGCTGTGTAGGCTTTCGGCAGCAAGGACTGGACGTGAAAGGAATATTTGGCCGGGTTCTTCCCGGTTGGTCCAACAAAAGACATCTACTTGTCCTCCTCAAGCTTGGCGTGTTGTGGCGGCAAGCCGTTAGTCTCAAAGTCTTCGTGCCCGACATAGACGACCTGGCCACAGACTGTGCATTTATATGCGGTGTACGTGACACCCTCAACAGCGGGAAGCGCCTCAAGCTCGCCTGCGCAATTGCCAGGCAGTACCACTACAGCCGCTTCCTCTTTCTGTAAATCTTCTGCCATGTTATGTAAACTCCTTTAATTTTTCTGCACATGACTGTCAGAAAATCTAGGCTAGATCATCTTCAGGACGGAGATTGCTTCAGGCAATACCACCTTGCCGCCGACACGAACGCGAGCCAGGTAAGCGACTTGGTTCTGAATGGCGAATAGTTCTTTGAGCGTCTGGAACGTCAGTCCTACGCGGTCAACGATCTGATAGCCTTGTCCGATGTCACCAAAGACGACGGGCAACTGACCGGCGGTGAAGGCGGGGAAGGTGCCGCCCTGATTGGGCATGTCGGGCATCTCGACTATTGGGCGACCGAACAGTGTCTCGCGGAACTCATCGCCAAAGACTGTCCATAAGGGGCGGGTCGTGGTGTCAGCGAACAGCCTGCATATACCAATCGTGGAGTTCGACATGAGCCACGTACCGGTTGCGCGGTAGCCCGATTTGCCAACGTGCATGAGTGAGATCAGGTCGGAGGGCAAGAGCAGGTGCGAGGCGCTGGTACCGCTGAAAATGTTCATGCCGGTGTTTGAGAGCGCCGCATTGGTCAGAATGCCTTCAGGACGCGCCACACCGTCACCAGAGATGAAGGCTAAACCTTCCTTCTGCGCGAATTGACGGGTGAGACGCTTGAGAATGTAGCCCTCTACGTCAAACACCGAGTCTTCCAGGTTTTGCCGGGACAGCTTGAGATAGCCGTTCAACTCACGCGCGTAAATCTCGATCATGCCTAGGTTCGGATCAGGGGATGCCTGGAAGCCGGTTTGCTCGTCAGACCAGAAGATATTAGTATCTGTGGTCCCCTCGCTCGGTATGAGTAGCTTCTCTCCCCCTATCGTCTGAGTGTCGGCATACGCGCGAAGTGGGCTTATAAGGAACAGTTTTTGAATGAACTTGTCACTTAAATCTGTCCCCGCAAAAAAACCTCCAAGTTCCGCAGCACCCGATACCATGACCTTTTGCTCAGGCGTGAACTGGTCCATGTTCATGTGGTTAAAATCCACATAGCTGCGCTCTTCCATCGTGAGCGCCTGCACATCGCCGCCCTTGCGCATCCACTTCTCAAGCGCTTTGGTGGCCGGAGGTTTATAGGAGCCGGCAGCGGAGCCACGATAGCCGTTGGTAGGCGGTGGGCGCTGCGCGGCAAGCTGCATTTCCTTTTGCTCAGCGACTAGCTTGCGATACTCTTTGATCTCAGCGTTAATTTGGTCATTGATCTTGTTGAGTTCAGCCCTTGCCTCCGCCGCGACGGGTCCACCTTGCGAGATCTTCGTCTCTGTCTTGGATTGCCGATCTTCGATGGTTTTGACGCGTTCGTCTAAGTGGCGATTGAGTCGATGTATCTGCTCTACGAGCTCTTTTACTTCCTCATAGGCCATATAAAAAAGCCTCCTTCTGTGGTGTTCAGAAGGAGGCTTTTCTGTTTGCTCTCTCACCTTCTGAACATAGTTTTGTTCTATGCCAGAAGGGTAGAAATCAGCGCCTTCACAGCGTTCTCTTCGATTGTTCTATTGTTAAACAGGGCGACTTACCGCGCCTGTTGCTCGCTGCTCTTAGTATAACACAAAACTATCCAGATTTCTCTCTTCTTTTAACCCAGGCTAACTTCATGTTCTCTCGTGCTTCAGCAGACTTTGGCTTGCTCAATTTCTCAATATGTTCAGGAGACTTTGGCTTACCAAGATGGGCCTGTCTCTGTTTCTCTTTGGTTTCAGGAGTATGTTTCCTATTGAGCCTGGCCTGTCTTAACTTCTCGGCATGCTCAGGAGTACGTTTTGGTTTTTTCCTCCCAAGATGGGCCTGTCTCATAGCCTCAATAGCATTAGGCGAAAATCCTCTATCGAGAGCAGACTGTCTCATGTTTGCTCTGGCTTCAGGAGAGGCTTTCCTACCTTTCATGTTCTCAATCTCTTCAGGCGTATGTTTCCGGCCAAGATTGACAGGTCTTCCACGTGTTGGAGCACTGGCATCAAGAGCAATATTGAAACCCTTACGGCCAAATGGTTTGAGCTTGTTCAGCCAGTATTGTTCTCTATTTGTTGGGTCCAGAGGCAAGACTAGCTCTACTACCTCAAATGTGAAGGCATCGGGGCCGTACTTATTCCAAGCATTTTGTAGATGTGGATTAGTGTGCTTATTTAGTCGAAGTAGATACCAATGTGCATTTTCGCGTCTACGCAGATTGACCGCACTTCCAATGTAGATTTTCTTCGTGGGAATGCAGGTAATTTTGTATATACCTGCCGATGGGGGTATACTATGCTCCATGACGGAACTCACTTTCTGTCATCGGGCTGGGATGTTTACGGCATCGCCAGCCACAACAATTTATACCTCATTATACCACATCTGTCACCTTCATGCCCCTTGCAATGCGGTTTCACATACCACGATTAGCATTATCAGAAGCCAGTGTCAGCGTCAAGTCATGTATCAAGGAGTGGATATCCACCTCAAGTTCTTCTTTCGTCTGCGTCGGCTCACCTTCTTCTTCTTTCTGCTCAGGCACCGGGTCGTCGTCTCCGTACACTTGATACCCTGAAAGCCGGTTTTGCCCTGATGCCGCCGACGCTGAACTGAGCACCTTCCTGATATTCATGATATGCTCATCAATACCCCCAGCCGTCTTCTTGATTTCTATGTTGTGTTTTCCGAGCGCCTCAACCGCATTGGACAATGCCCTATGATTGGCTGCTGAGAGCACACGGCCCGCCTTCACCTCTTTGGTTTCGGGGTTGTCATCGGCTGACATCATGGACGGCATATGACCGCTATCATCGTCATCATCGTCGGGTTGCAAGAACTCGGTCATGCCCAACTCAATACCACGCTGCACGTAGGCAAGTGCGGCTGTGCTGAACTGCTTAATCGCTTTCTGTATATCCTCTTCAGGGGTATTGCCTGTGATAAACGCCTGGAGAAATTCGTTGCGCAGTGGATACCATAATTTCCACATGCCAGCAACCCAATCTTGTTGATTGGTTTCCATGTAACTCGTAGCGTAGTCTTTACTCCATATGTCCATCGTCGCACCTTTCTCCCACGGCGGGGTCATCTTCATTTTGCTGTAATACGAGGCTATTTTCGATTTCACTCCGTCCACATCGTCGATATTCGCGCCGCCGCGAGCGCCAGAGATCACGCCTGCACAGGCAATGATACCCGCCGGGATCGCTTTCATGCTCCCGCCTGATTTGGCGACAAACGGCATTTTGCACTGACTCATGTTTTCGGGTGGGCTTTTCTCCACCCAAAAGAAGCACTGTGCCGCCTTTGACCAGTTCACGGTATCCCCCGACGTGGCCCAGGCTTGAATGTCTTTGCGGGCCTGTCCGCCATCCCAGGAGACGCCGCGTTCGGCAAGCGGCCATGACGTTTTGCCGGATGCTGAACCTTTGGCGCTATACCCCGGCCAAAAGCGCTTTACAGTTTCGACTTGAGACAAATCATTCATAGCGAACACAACTGCACTTCCCTCCTTGATCGCAACTTCAAGCAAGTTGCGAATAGGTCGATTTGTCGCCTCATCTTTGGTCCATTCAAGCTGAATTGCGTGATAGCCCATGCTCTGCTTTTTCATGGTGCCCAGCTTGAAACTGCTGTAGAGTTCTCTCCCCAACTGCATATCCAGGTTGAGTTGCGTCTTGGTGTATAAGCCCTTTGGCGTCTCGTCTGCCTCGAAGATACCGCCCGGTGGCAGCTGGTTATAATCGTGGTTCCACAAGTACGGCCACAGAAAATCTAAGCCTTGTGTAGATTTTCTCTTATAGCTATCCTTGAGCGTCTGCTGAAACGCACCCTTCATCGTGCGGTCATCGCCAAAGTCGATGTTGCCGATGTAGTTGAGATAGCCCTCGATAATGCCCTGCTGGTCGTTCGTGGCTTTGATCTCACCACCACCGAGGAGATATTCCTTTTTGCGGTCAATCTTTGGTACTCTCATATGTCTACCCTCACAAGAGTTGTTGACCCATCCGCGTTACGTTGATACATTGGTGTGAGTTGGGGGTATTCTTGGCCCTCTACTACAGCAGGCAACTCTGGCGCTGCTACGACGATGCTCCATTGTCTGTACGTCCATGAGTAGAAGACGCCAAGAACGGTATAGGAGGCAGGCAGCAGCAAGCGTTTGTGGACTTCGGTATACACGCCCCTATCACGCAGTACGCCTTGAATGTCAAGCGAGTCTTCTGTAAGCACATCCTTGAACATGTCACGCCACACCGCATCCGTAATGCAAATCACGCCGCCGTGTTCATCACTCATGGCTCACCTTCTTCTTCTCATACTGCTTGTATCCATCCTGCGCTGGTGGCACGTCCTGGCAGAGCTTGACAATGGCCTCTAGCCCAGCACGTGCATCGAGGCCAGGGTCGTCACCGATGTAAATGGCGGTGCGCTTCTCTTGCTCCAATGCCTTGTGCGCGATGTCAAGTATCTGCCGTGCGAGTTCTTGTGTCGTCATCGGCTCATCCCTTCATTCGAGTGCGGAAGCCAACTGAGATATTCAACGTGGAAAGAGAGATGCGTTCCTTTGAGATACTCATCAAAGGGCACGCTGCCATCGTAATCAGCAAATACTATCAATAATTCATCCCTCTCTTCTCTGGTCAGGATGTGATCAGTCATAATGACTCCTGTTGGCTGTTCTCTCGTCGTCATGGCCTGGCCCTTTCTGCTATACTACATCTGGCATCTGGTGTATTCAGAGCCTGACGTTCAGGCGTGCCCGGTGTGAAAGCATGCTGATGCACCGGCGTGTGAGTAAATCCTTGCGGGAGGACATCTTCCCGCAAGGCGTGCCGCCCGTCGTACCTCATGGTTGCACCAACTCCTTTTGAGCGGCCCACTTGACCAGGCACGCCTTCGAACAAAAGTGATGCTCTACCTCCAAGCCAGAGGGCTTATGCTGAATGGTGGTGATCCACTCAGGCGGCAGTATGTATTGGGCATCGTGCTTTTTCTCGCACACATCGCACTGGATAAATTCAACTCTCATGGTGCTACCCCCAAATCATCACTTGCCTCAGAGACATCGAGATCAAGTACATCGGCAATCCTCCAAAGAAGATATTGTTTATGATGTGCGCCATCGGTCTGCAATGCTTGAATGAGCAACCCCTTGATTGCTTCGTCATCCAGGGTTGTTCTTTGTTCTTCACTCATCGCTTCACCTCAATCGTTCTTATGGCTATTGATATGCCTGATGATGGCCAACTCTTGCTTTTGCGCGGCCTTTGCCGTCTGCACAATCTCCAGTAAGAGTTGCGGGCGGCTGAGTACCCACTGTTTCGCCAATGCGTCCATCGTCTCATCGGGCAGGCCCAAATTGACCGGATACGAGCAATTGAGCATCACGCCTTGCGGCAACACCTGGATGGACAATTGCACCTGACCCTGTTGTGGTTGTGGCGGATCTGCGTCTACCACCTTGCCGTTGTCTTCACTCATCGTTTAGCCCTCCTTGCTCCTTTGCTATCTTCTCTAAGGTTTCACGTTCCTGCTCTAGCCATGCCAGGAGCGATAAGGCTTGCTTTGCACTTAACAGCACATTTTCAGCGCCTTGATCCCTAATCTCTATATCGTTGTAGTGCCACGCAACGGCATGCCCGCGATATGGGGCATTTTCAAGCGTTCCATCATGCTTCTCGGGTTCCCTAAAGGTGCGATACTCAATGCCAATAGATAGACGCTTTTCGAGATATTCAGCAAGAGGTAACGCCCCATCATACTCTCGAACCGCCTGCGACACCTCCGCAAACTCTCTTTCTGTCAGAATGCGATCAGTGATAATCACTCCTGTTGGCTTCTCTCTTGCATGCTTAGGTTCGTCCATATGCTATACTCTCCTTGAGGCTTCAAGCGTTGAGGCAGGGGCAACCATGTACGCACGGTCTCTTGGCACCTGCCTTGCTCACTCATCGCTTAGCCCTCAACAATGCTCTATACTCCTCTCGCGTCACCGCCAACTGTGGCAGCGTCTTGACATACTTTAGCAGCATCTTGCCTATCTCGCTCTCGTCTTCATCCTCTAGCGGTGCCTCTCCCACGTCTGGGTCGTCGGCTTCCACGTCCTTTGCCTGCTCTGGCGCTGCCGGTATGCCCTCCTCGCTTTCAGTCGCCAGATGCCCCGTATCAGCAGGAAGGGCACGAGATTTGCCAGGAGGCTTATCAGTGCTATCACTGCTATCTGTTGTACCATCGTCATCTGCTGTATCATCTTGCACCTCGGTTACTGTCGTTTTCGGTGGTGGCAACTGCGGAGCCGGTTCCGGTGGATTAATGGCCTTGCCACTCATGGCCTGGATGTAGTCGTCTAAGTCTTCCACATGCACCGGGATCTGGTTGATAATCACAAAGTCCTTGACGGCGAGCTTTGGCCTGCCTTGTATCTCCCTGGCCTCCAAGAACGTCGTAGTACCGCCGGTAAATTCAGCCGCCGCTCTATCGCTGGCTTGCGCCTTCGCCTCCTGTAAACGTCGCTGAATGGCTTCCACGTCCTCTTGATCGTAGCCCAGGTAGCCACCGTAGCGCGGCGTGAGCCACATGTTCAAGCTATCCTGAAACATGTCCAGGAGCGGGAATTCAATCTCCGTGTACAAGGCATAGCGGGCTTCTTCCTGGTTGCTGTAGGTTGAGTCAGCCAACCCGAGCAAGAACAAAGGGAAGTTGAAGAAGATACCAGCGATGTCTCTATCGCCTTTGGTGTCGCTCTGCAACCAATCAAGCTCAGATGGTGACATGCTCATGCTCTGCCACTTCACGCCACCATGCAGGATAGCCGTTTCACCGGCATTGCGCGGGCCTGCAAACTTTGCCCTGATTTCTTTCTTGAGCGATTGGTACTCGATATCACCAAGCAAGGCATCCGTCACCCATGCACCGCCGGGTCGTGCCATGTTACCCATGAGCGCCAGGTTCCACTTTTGCCCAGCCTTTTGGATGTCCACGAGCATAGCCGCCACTTCTATGGGAGACATGCCATATACATCGTCATTGCCTGCGAAGAGCTTGTTGTGCAGCACGAACGGATCGGCATACCGGCGTGGAGGTGAGAAGTTGCCGAACTCATAGTACAAGGGGCCGTTGTCATCGACCTTGATCTTGGTGAGATCGGGGCGCAAGTTGTACAGTTCATCAAATGGCGCAGTTGGGTTTTGTTTGGCGTTGATGCCCAGGATGTAGCTATTCCCGGTCATGCAATAGTAGGCAATCATGGCCTCGCGGAACTGAGTGCCGCCTGTCTTTGGTGCTGGGTGATTCCACAGCGTCATGAGTTCAGAGTTGGGCACTTCGCGCTTCTTCGTCTCGTCGGTGTAGTGCTTCCACTTGATGCCAGCACCGGCGCGTGCGATGTGGCCGATCACACGAAACACCGTCTTGTTACCTCGGTAGCCTTCCTGGATATACGCTCGTGTGTTGCGTGCCATCGTAGCAGGGGTAGCTACGCCCTGCTGAGCGACCACCACCTGAATGTTCGGGTCGGCTTTCTCGCTGTATTGCCTGGTGGAGCGGTTGCGGCGTCTACTCATTCCAACCTCCCTCATGCTCAGCAGCCCATTCAAACGGATTGATCTGAGGCCCACGCTTGAACAGTTCTTGTGTAGCTTTCTCGGCTTCTTCCTCAGCTTGCCGTTTCTGCTCTTCGGTGACAGCCTCCGCTTGCTTCAAGTGCTCAATGGAAAGCGTCGTATCCAGTTCAGGCTCTTCATGCTCCAAATCCAGCAGCCCTGGCCTGCCATAGCTTGAGATGACGAGCGCCATCATTGCATGGCAATCGGGGTATTCATCGTGAGGCGCTTTAGGGAAGCTAAACAGTTCTTTCTCCGCCTCCTCGATGCCCTCCATGTTCTTGTTGTGGTACACCTTGCCATTGCTGTAGAGGATAGAGCCAGTGGTGGAGCGCATGATCTTATCGGTCTTGGGGGTAAACGGCTTGATAGGCAATCCCTGACTAATGAGATATTGTATCATTGCCAGTTGGTAGCCAACCTTCTCCACCGCAATGATGCTATGCATGAACCGTTGGAAGATGAGCGGGATCTGTTGTTGCTGCTCTGGAAAGTCCAGGTGCTCATGCAGCGCGTGGAGCAAGAGCGCATCCTTGTAGGGTGTGATGGCCCACGTTTCCATCAAGAAGAAGTCAGCCGTGCTTTTCGTCGATACTGCCAGGTCAATCACCGCTAGGTTCCAACAATCCTTGATAGGCACGGTCACTCTCCCTCGAGGAGTCTCTAGCAAATACGATTGCGTGGTATGATCGATGGTGAACCAGCGTCTGTCACGCGCCTTGTAGATAAATCCGCCGTAGGGTATCGGGCTTTGCTGGTACTGCGCTGAGTAGTGGAGGGGCCCTAAACCACGCTTGAGCTTGTCGAGCACTTCGCGGGGGAACTTCTCCGGCCAGAGCAACTCACCTTCTTGTGTACGCATATCGTAGGCACCGAGCGAGGTGGTCTGAGCGCGCGCCGGCTCATATTCCTCTGGTAAGTCAACGTGCTCCCAGCCTTGCTTGAGAATGTGCCCGATCAGATCATCCTCATCCAATCGTTGGCCAACCACGATCATGGGACCGTTTTCCTGATCGTTGAGTCTCGACATCCACGTTTTGCCAAACCATTCCTTCGTCGCCTCTATATCGGCGCGTCCAGCCATCGCGTTATTGGGATCGTCAATCAGCAGGTGTGAGGCGCGTTTGCCGGTAGCGGATGAGCGCACAGCCACGGCCATGCAATAGCCACGTTTCGTATTCTGGAAAAAGCTCTTGATGTTCTGGCCGGTGGAGAGCTTGAAGAGATGGCCATAGCGTTCTTGAAACCAATCTGATTCGATGAGGTCACGCCGGTACTTGTTATCGCGCACTGCCAGGTCCAGCGAGTGAGAGGCGCAGAGCCACCGGGAATAGGGATCATTGATCCAGCACCAGACGGGGAACATCACCGAGATGAACGAAGACTTGGCATGGCCGGGGGCGAGCGTGATCGCCAGGCGATTGATACGACGCTCATAGACGGCTTGTAGATGGTCACAAATCACGTCAAGATGCCAGTTCCACAGAAGCGGGGTGCCAGGCTCAATCACAGCCCAGGCGTTCTTCGCAAAGAGCTTGAAGTCCAGACGCATCTCGTACATTCCATCGTGTGCGTCAAACAGTTCAAGCGGCGTGGAGGGCTTGACAATGGTGAGCATCAATGCACCTCCCACAAAAATGCTAATTGACCACTTGCTATTTGTGCCTCACACTCTTTACGAAATCTTGTTTGACGAGCACTACGCCCATTTTCCAAGCCATCGTATTTCAAATGACAATCCTGGCAGAAAGCCATCAAACGTGGGTTCGGGTTTTCAGGGTCATGGTCAAGATGAGCAGCTTGCAATCTGACCTGATAAGCCCTACTATGCCCGATACGCCATGTTCCCTCAGCAATACCGCATTGCTCACAACGCCACTTTGCCCTTGCCTTACAGGTCAAAGACATTTCTTCCCAATTATCGGGATAGCGTTCGCGTTGCTCTGCATACATGGCTCACCTCATAGGAACACGTGATGGTATAGCACCATTGGACTCAACAATCATTCCATCACCCTCAAAACGGAGATGATTACATTCCTCAATCACACGGCGTAGTGTTTCCTTGAGATGATCGACACGCGCCCAATCATCTGCTTCAAACGCCCTTGTATCAAGGGATGTAGGCCATTGCCCTAAAAGGCGCATCATACTTGAATGAACTTCACTCGTGATTTGACGCCAGCCTTGGCGAGTACGATCATCGTTTTCAGTCGCGGCCTGCTTGCGAACCACTACGGATAGATCAGTATTGAGCTTCTCAATACGCTCCTTTTGGCTATTGCGTTCTTTCTTCAGGTCATCTAGTTGTTGCTGCAACTTCTGAAGCTTCATCGTGACAGCCGGGGGGGTGACTTCCTTTTCAACCTCTCGAATCTCGATTTCTGGCGTTGTGATCGTCTTGATTTCTTCCTCTAGGTCATTGATCTGTTGTGTTAGATCGTCAATCTGTGACTGAGAAGTTTCTTGGAGGTTCAAAAGGCGCTGTTGAGCGGCCTGGAAATCGGCTTGTGCTTTGGCCTCAGCTATCTTTGCCTGTCTGAGTTCTGCCTTTGCCTTACGGATGTCTTCGAGCGTTGGGGGAATTTCACCTGACTGGACTTGAGAGACCACAGACTCAGGAGTAGACGGGGATGCTAATAGATAGAGGACGCTCATACTCAAATCTTTAAATTTTAAAGATTTGTCGTCGGCTCCAAATCTCTCTGCTACATTCATGAAATTGTAGGCTGTGTTATAGGACATATCAAATTCAGACTTTAGCCAGTCCTGAAATAGTCCATGTCCCAAGTCTTGTTTTACATCAATCAGGTCTTGCCCTGTAGCTATGACATCCTCAGCAGTGCGCTTTAACCTCACACGAATTGACTCAGTCTTTACCTGGACCCGAATCCGTTTAGCTTCGTCGAGCAGGCTATAATCGAATGTCATCTGCACAAGGTCACTCATATGGCTACCTCATCATCGGATGGTCCTATAAGTTGAAGGATGTCATCGCGTTGTGGGAAGGGGATAGCTCGGAACTGCTCATAGTGAGCAGAAAAGAAGTCGTTGAGGTATTGCTTGGCCTTTTCCTCATCTTTGATAATGTGTTGAATGAGTCTAGCGGCTCCATCCATTGCTGTTCGTATCTGCCTCACAAGCGTGCAGAAGTAAGCTACTCGATCATCCATAAAGGTTTCCTGGCCCTGTAAGTATCCATCAAGTTTGTTCTCCATGATGTGATACTCAACTGCCAAACGCACTACTTTCCGACGCCAAATCTTACCCGTTGCATCCAGGTTGCGATATCGCTCAGTACAAGAGGGGGTTTCCAAATAGGCATCAAGTTCTTCTGTGAGGCGGTCAACTTCATCCACAAGACTAATCAAGTCTGCATCAATGTAGCCTTTGGAGGCCAGGAACTTTTGCCATAGATCATCTTTCTTGATGTCCTGGCCTCGGGCATGCACATCTTTCTTTTTCTCAGTTGATGGATACTCCAATAGCAATTTGTTGAAGCGTAAAATATCCGCAAACGAGGTACTACCAACTTCTATAGCAGCTAGTCTCTCTGCTTTGATTTCTTGCCTGATATACCTTTTGCGTTCATTGAATGACGACATAAATTCACCTTCTTAATTCAAATTCCTGAGCATCAACCTACCTCCCGCTGCGCCTGTTCATCTTCAGCCAGCAGCTTGCGTATCTCCTTACGGGTACTCGGGAGTAGCTTCTCAAGTGGAATGACCAACCCGTCTTGTGTCTCCGTCTCACGCGGGGCAATCAGCAGCACCTTGACGTATTCAGAGAGGGCACGCGAGGCTTTCACATGGTCGCTATAGTCCAGGCGGGACGCCTCACCTTGTACGAGGTTAGCAAGATCAGTCAGCAGCGTAGAGGCGATTGTAACAGCATCGGGGGGCATTGATGATGGAGGGATGGACACCATTTTTCTCGCGTCCGGTGTCCGGCGTCCGGTGTCCGGTCTGTCCCACTGCTCTTTAAACTTGCGCTCGGCAATGGTAGACTTGCCTACACCATGCTTGGCTGCCAGAGTGCGCAAGGAAGCCCCTTGTTCGTACTCCTGCCGGATGGCGCTCCAATCTGTCAAAGCTTTCCTTTCCGCTCAGTGGGCTGACTAATTCTGACGCGGATCGAAGCCAGCTAAACACCTTACTATATGTTCAGTATGGCTATCATTGATGGCCTGTCCGAGCCGTGCCCGGCGCTGAATTTCGCGTATCGGCTCTGTTGCCAGGAGGTTTGTATCGAACTGTACTTCGATCACCTTTTGTTGCAGCTTGCGTATTTCATCGTGCAGGTTCATACGTTCCTTTCCGTCCAGCGGAACCGATATATCGTTAAGATGGCTTCAGAAGCGGCGTTACGGGTAGTACGAGTAGATACATAAGTCCAGGCTTATATGAGCCGGGTACTATCAAAGTTTCAACGTATACCGAAATGGTGTGAAGCCGCCTGTCAAGCCATTCCGGTACAAGTTCCTGGTAGGTAGTGCTGACTTGGGCAGTGTATTGGCACTTGCTCCAGACAAACAAAAAGGCACCTCCAACCATTTCAGGTTGAAAGCGCCTGCATAGGGCGAAGCCCCGCACATCAGCACTTTAGTTATTCATGTAGTTCGCCTGCTATAAATTCGACTGCTGTAAAGACTTTCTGCAAAACAGTGCCATCTCGCAAGGTGAGTGTGACCGTATACAGTCCAAGCTCCTCAAGCGCCCGGTAGTGACTGTAGTTGGTTTCCTCCTGCGTCTTCAGGCGTACTTCACTCTCAATCCCTACAGCTTCAACCTGGCTTACGTCTCGGTGCTCTTGCTCTAGCCAGGCACTCACAACGAGAGGAACATGCACAGTAAAACCATTCACAACCTCTTCTCCTCCACGCTGCATGCTAGTCCTTCTTCTTCTTGGAGATAGTAGCCGTGTGCTCAAACTCTGTGATGTTGCCGCCAAAGATTTTGAGCAGCAGTCGCCCGTTGCCGCGACACGTTTTCTTAAAGAAGCCGATCAACTGGCTAATCATGCCGATATCTTCTGTGTGGACATTCTCGTAGTGTCTAAGCATGTCTTTGCAGATAGCCGGTAGTTCTTTTGTGTCACAGCCATACACGGTCGCACTCCAGGAAGGTTCTGATACAACTATAGCATATATTGACAGCAAATAACAGTATCGCTACAATGAGGCTGTTGCATTAGAGAAACCTCCAGCTCCAGGTGAGGGATAACAGGAGCGGCCCACCAGAGCGATACATCTGACGCCGAAGGTGGGATTTTTGCGCACAAAAAACGCCTGACAGTGGGGGGCTGTCAGGCGTTCATGTTGATGGGGTTTCTTGTGTAAATGGTGTGAAGCATGAAGCAAACGATGGGTAAACCATCAACACCTGTAGTATAGCATGAGTTGGCCGTTTTGTCGGAACGGCTAAACCTAGGCAATTAAGCCCGCCTTGCGGCGTAAGATGCCCCTCGCGACGTTTCATAAGGTTTTTACAGCATGCACACATTCGGCTTTCGCTTACCCTTAATGCATGCCCACAGAGCCTGGAGCAGGAACAAAACCCCAAGGTGTGATCACTTATCAAACTACTGCCATCACTGGCCCGCTGTTGGCTCCCTATCAGAGAAACCTCTGACGTAGGAACCATGCGCGCGCGGGGGAGTGGCCCGCTGTTGGCCCCATGAGTCCAGAGGACTTTTAGGAACCATGAAGCAAACGTGATCGTAAACCATCAACAGTGGTAGTATAGCACAACAAAAAACCCCTCGATTCTGCCGGAGGGGGCGGCTTGGGGAAATCACAGATTGTATGGATTTGGAACAGTGTATGGGGACATTCTAGCACAGGGCGCAATGTGTTACAATCATGATAGCCCGTTTGTTTTTCCCTATCAACGACGTAAGCAGTGACTCTCACCGGCGCAGACAGCCCGCTAAGCCTGCGCCGGTCACACGCTACTTGAAAAACTCGTCAGCCCATATGAAGGCGACCCCGGCATTTTGCGCGGCTTGCTCGTCTTCTGGCCTATCTCCAACCATGAGCGTATCTTGTGGCGCTATTTTCCGTACTTCCATGATCTCAAGGAGCATGCCCGGCCCTGGCTTGCGTCTCGTATCATCTTCACCTCTAAAGTCTTCAATGGTTGCCTTTGGATGTGAGAAGCAGACGCTAACAGGGATATTTATCCCAGCTTCAAAACTCATTTTAACCAACTCATCGAGGATATCTTTTCTCCGCATGTAGCCGAATGCAACGCCGCCCTGATTGGTGGCAATGCCAAGATGTATACCCTGTGCTTGCAATGCTCTCAGCTTCTCACGGCGTCCAGGCAACCACTGCCAATCATCGGCAGTCTTGCGGAACGTTGCGCCGCTCTTTGTGGTGACGAGCGTTCCATCGACATCAAAAATGATAAGTTTCATGATACTCCTTTGCCCACAGATCTCGCGGTGGGCGGCGCGACTACTTGCCAACTCCCTTGCTCTCGGCTTTCTCCTGTTGTGTGATCCAGCCGTTGATGTGCACGAATGAACTGGCAACGAGCTTTGTATCAGGGAAGTTTACGCGGGCTTCTTTCTTGACCGTCTCCCAGGAGACACCGAGTTTTTCCGCGCGATGCTTCGCAATGTCGATCATGCGCTGGATTGCCGGGGAGATGTCCGAGTTGGCTTGCTCCTGCGCTGCCTCGTGTTGCTCATATGATCCAGGCGCAGTCAGGTTGTGCAGGGCTTGCCCGTTGGAAGCCTGCACGGGACTATCAACAATGCGCTTCCCCTCGTCAAGCTCGTCGCCTGTGAACTGCGTGCCGTATCCGAGCGCAGCCAGGGCGCGCCCGATTGCGCCCGTTTCGGCTTTCTCACCAAAGTCAGGAAAGTTGGCGGCACACTCTGACTTTGTGCCCGTCGCGCGTGCCCCGTTGCCATCGGTCACAATCGCTCGATAGCGGGCATAGCCTTTTGCCGTCTTTGTGTAGGCAACTTTTCTCTTCTTGCCAAGCCGGACTGGGTCATCTTCCCACCTGAAAAGTTCAACGGCAACCTCGCGGTCGAGGTCGTACGCTACCTCTTCAGTATCAATTGTACCCTTCGGGCACTGCTCACGAAACCAAACCATGCGCCATTTTACCTCGAGGTATTGCTTGCCTCCCAGGTCCATGCACTTCTTTTCTGCATCTTCTCTCGTGAATGCCATACTACACCTCTTGTATGATGCTTCTGACTTCACAGAGGGCAAGAAAGAATTTCTTAGCATCCTCTGGAAAGTCAGGATTGAAATTGAATTGAAGATAGCCAATATGCTGTGTCTGGATGCTGACATAGCTTACAGACGCCTCTTGCTCGATATACAATTCTATTTCTGCTCCGCTATGCGTAAATCCTGTCAAATGTTCCATTCTACACCTCTATACTTGTCTGCCGCTAAACAGCGCGGCGCCTGCGTCTATCGTCAGGATGCCATCGAGCCACGGCTGATAAATGTATGTCTGCCATAACTCACTGTCAAAGTGGCACTCACACCGCATATCACGACAGAACGGGCGATCAGCGGTGTGCAGCTCTTCCCCCTGCTCGTTGTACTGAATGACGAGCGGAGCCGCGCACATGCGACCAATCAACTCTTGTGCTTGTTCGTGTTTCAAGATGAAGCGCATCACTTCAGGATGTGCCACGAACCAATTTTGTTCTTGCATCTCTGCCTCCTGCCTGCACCGTCGCGCAAAGGCGACGGCCAGGTCGTGAACCCAATCACTCATAATTAATACCCGCGTCTTCCGCGTCCATACATGTCTTTCGTGTTCTGCCGGCGTGCCTCTCGGTGAGCGCACGTCCCACATTCCCAATAGGGAAAGTCCTCGGTGCCCGTATTGCGGAGCGCCTTGTTCGGCTTGCCGCACTTCTCGCATGTGCCTTTGACTTGCTGCTCTTGCTGCTCGTTCATCTCTTCCTCCTTGCCATCGCTGGCTTGTCTCATTTTGTGTAACAAACCGTTATATTATTTTCAACAACCTACCAATCCAAGCCATTGTGGGCGATTGCTGCTTTTCTGGCAGCTTCTTTTGCCTCGCGCTCATTCATCTGGAATGCTTCGTTGTACGCATCCTGCAAGCTTAGATATCCATAGCCGACAATCTTGCCGTATTTTGACTCAGTGTCTACTATTTCGTAGTAACCATTGTCCGGGCCACCAACTGTCATCCTTGCCTGATATCTGCCAGTGTTGTACTTATTCTCCATTTCATTTCTCCTTTGTGTGAATGCCTGGGGTTAAGCCCCCAGGCTCATTTCGTAGTAACAACGTTGTGTATCGGCTTGCCCGTTCAGGCGGCTATCGTACTGCTGGCGCATCCGGTTGAACTCCTCGCGGCGCACTTTTGCGTAGAGCCTGCGTAACGCTTCCATGTGCTTGCAGCACTCGCCCCGCGCTGCTTTCCGATAGATGAAATCGCCGCAGGTGCAATCGTCAAGTGTCGTCTCGTATCGCTGAGTGATATCGCTAAAACTGTTGAGTGTCATCGTCCTTGCTCCCTTGATGTTCTTGAGAGGGTTGTGTGGCTCCCCGCGTCACTGGTCCCAGGTCTAGCGGTCGGCTCCCCCGCTTCAGCGTCCCCACTTCCCTCTACTCTTATATTATACGATATTTTAACGTCGTTGTCAATACATCTACGTATCAATATCGGCAAAATATCCACATTGACAAAAATACGTTGATATGTTATCATGCTTGTAAGGAGGCAGTGTATGGAAAAAGTCTCGATCTATACTTTGGTCGATCCGAGAGATGGCACAGTCCGTTATGTGGGGATGAGCAATAATCCTCAGAAGCGGCTTCAGCAGCATTATAGCGGTGGTTATGCTGCTGCTGCTGCTGTAAAAGATTGGATAAGGGAACTCAGAGCACTAGAAACCAAGCCACTTTTATTTATTGTTGAGGAGGTCGATAACTATGATACCGCGTGGAGGCGCGAAACATACTGGATAAATTTCTTTCTTGCTGAGGGTGAGCCATTGGTTAACTGGCTATCTGAAGATAGAAAGCAGTTCTATTCCACAGTTTAGGAGGTGATATGTCTAGACTACGCATCAAAGAACTTGCTGAAAAGCAGGGATTGAACCGCAATCAACTACAACTCAAGAGCGGCGTAACGCTCCCGCTGCTGACTCGCTACTGGAATAACACCACAACAGAGGTCAGGCTAGATGCATTGGAGCGGATAGCAAAAGCCTTAAATGTAAGGGTCGGGGACTTGTTTGTTTCCGATGAGGCAGAGACGGACCCGAAACGGCCAGCCGTGAAACCGGCTGCTTGAGCCGTGGGCGATGTCGAGAGGGGTCAAGACTCAGTAACATCGCCCACAAGAGGTACTGCGCATAGTATACCATACAAACATGTAAGGAGAAAAACTCATGTTAGAACAACAACGACCCAAACGCCACTACGGGCGCAATATCGGCATCGGCTGCGGTGCGTTCGCTGTACTGGTGGTCATCCTCATTATCGGGATCGCTGTCACTGAGGGGAGCGGGAGCCACAGCACAGCAACCAGCAGTGACACGCCAACGGCTCAGGACACGACCGCACCAACTGAGCAGGCCACGCAAGCGCCTACCGTCGCGCTCAAGTGGACTACGACGCAGAGCTTCAGCGGGAACGGAAGTAAAAAGACGCAAATTTTCACCGTACCGAATGATTGGAAAATCGTCTGGAAGTGTGACCCATCATCCTCCTTTGGGGGCCAGTATAATGTCATTGTTGGTATTACAGCGAGTGACGGGAGTTCCATTGATCCGGCAGCTATCAACACGATCTGCAAGGCTGGCAATACTGGCGATAGCACTGAAGAGCACCAGGGCGGGCAAGTGTACCTCGACATAGAGAGCGAGGGGGCCTGGTCGATCACCATTCAGGAGTTGAAATGAGCGAAGACCTGACACTTATAGCCTTAGCTGAAACGATCAAGATGCTGCGCCAGTACCGAGAGGTTAGCGAAGTCCTCCTGCAACGCCGCCGGGCACGCTATGTCAGAGTAGGTGATAGGCAACGGTTTACGGCCCTCAATCGCAAGGTGGAAGGTATGGAAGAAGTGCTAAGGCAGTGGGCAATTGAATGTGGATAACTTGTTTATAAGTGTGCCAACCTGTATCGTAGGATACCAGGGAATGCCAGAACGGAGGTTCTATGGATGACGAACTGAGCGAAATGTCAACCGATGGGTCAACGCCGCCACCATGCGACCCGAAAATCTTTAGCGAGGGCGTGCAGGTATTCATGACTGATACTATACCCTCGAACGCAATGGAATACTGGGTCAAGCAGGTAGCCGAGATTTCAGGACAGCCGGTCGACTGGCACTTTGCCGGAAGTCGAGCGCGAGTCCTGGCGCTGGGGGATATTGAGCGGGTGCAAGCGGTCATCGCTGCACTGATGCCTGAGCATGACCTGTTGCGACGGGTAGCCCTTGACCGCTTATTCCCAAGAGAGTAGCCCCCGCCGCCGGGGAGAGTGACGACGAGGGCCAGGACAGGTGAGGGCGCTACGTGGACGTGATACCGATACAGTGTAGTGAGCGATGTGCATGTTGCACGGCTCTGTAGATATGACGTTTTCGGAAAGGATTTATAAAATATGCTCATAGCTGCACTTGTGATCTCACACATTGTCGTATTTGCGCTTGGTTGGTGGCTGTGCAGTAAAGCCACGCAAGCCTA